CGGATCGACCCGCAGACCGGCCGGAAGGTCTTTGACGAGGCCGTGCTTTCTCGGCCGAAGGGCCGCGCGAAGACCGAACTGGCGTCCTGGGTCGTCCTGGCTGAGGGGTTCGGGCCTGCCCGGTTCTCACACTGGGACGATGGCCAGCCGGTCGGCAGACAGGTCGTTTCCCCGCTGATCAAGTGCCTGGCCACTGAGGAATCGCAGGCCACCGCCGCCTTCTCGGTGGTGGCGTTCGTCGTGGACTGGGGCAAGGAGCACCGGCCAGATATCTACGGGGGCGTCACCGGGTCACGCCAGTACCAGTCGGCAACTGCGCTCTACCTGCCCCATGGCGGCGAGATTCGGGCCTGCACCTCCGGTTCCGCCTCCAAGGACGGCGGCAAGGAGACGTTCGTGGTGGCGGACGAGAGCCACCTGTATGTCCTACGTGAGCTGAAGGCCATGTACGGGACCATCCGCCGAAACCTGGGCAAGCGGAAGCTCGCCGAGCCGTGGCTGATGCAGACCACCACCGCGTATCGGCCAGGGGAACAATCGGTCGCCGAGGAGACCCTGACCGCGTGGCGTAAAGGCGAGCTGTCCGCCGCGGTTCACGTCGATCACCGCGAGGCCAAGGGCCGCATCGACCTGGACGACGAACACCACACTCTGGCCCAACTCAAGCAGGTGTACGGGGCCGCGGCGGCGTGGATGGACCTACCCCGGATCTACCGGGAGATGCGCGACCCACGGTCCTGCCCAGACGATGCGACCGCCGCGCGGTACTTCCTGAACCGGCCGTTGAGCACCAAGGACGCCTGGATAGCGGTGGACGTGGTGGAGCGGCAGAAGCGCGCCGAGGCCGTCGCCGCGGGCACTGATATCGCTCTCGGTTTCGACGGCAGCCTGAACGACGACTCGACGGTGCTGATCGGCTGCCGGATGTCGGACGGCTTCCTGTTCCCGGTGGGGATCTGGGCGAAGCCGGCCGGCCTGGAGGGCAACTGGTGGGAGGTTCCCCGCTCGGACGTGCTGGCCGCGATCCGGGAGGCGTTCGGCCGGTACAAGGTGTCCCGCCTGTACGCCGATCCGCACGAGTGGCGTTCCGACATTGACACCCTCGCGGAGCGGTTGGGCGCCGAGCGGGTGATCTCCTGGGAGACCCGCCGGGACGTGCAGATGGCCGCCGCGCTGGACCGGCTGCGTACCGATTTGATGACTGGCGAGGTGTGGCACTCGGGCGACCCGGTGCTGATGGAGCACTTCGGCAACGCGTTCGTCCGGCGCAAGGGTGGGCACCGCCTGGTGCGCAAGGAGCACGACCAGTCCCATCGGAAGATCGACAGCGTGGTGGGCGCCGCGTTGGCGTACGAGGCCCGCGCGGACGCGATCGCCGCAGGCTGGACGGGCGATCCCGAAGACAACAGCGTTCTGGTTTTCCGCTAAGTGGCAGCCGAGGGAGGTCCCGTGGCCCTCACCGACGACGAACGCGACACCATGGGCCGCCTGGACCCGCAGATCCGCAGGGCGCAGCGCCACAACCGGGTGATGGACGCCTACTACGACGGTGAGCAGCGCGTCGAACAGTTGGGCCTGGCGATCCCGCCGGAGCTGCGCCGCTTCCTGACGATCGTGGCATGGCCGGGTACGTACGCCGACGCGATCGAGGAACGCAACGACCTGGAGGGGTTCCGCCTTCCCGGGGCGACGGACGCCGACGAGGAACTGTGGCGTATCTGGCAGGCCAACGGGCTGGACGAGGAATCCCACCTGGGTCACCTTGACGCCCTGGTCCGCGGCCGGTCGTTCATCGTGGTCGGCGCCGGGGACATGGACGCGCCGTCGGCGGAGGATGGCGACGGGGACCGGGACGCGGCGATTCCGCTGATTACGGTGGAGTCGTCCGATGAGGTCGCGGTGGAGTTGTCGCCGCGTACCCGCCGGGTCTCGGCCGGCGCGAAGATCTACCAGGACGGCATGGTGGTGCGCGGAACGCTGTACCTGCCGGAGAAGACCGTCTGGCTGGTACGGGAGAACGCCCGCTGGGCCGAGGTGGACCGCGACGAGCATGAGCTCGGCGTGGTCCCGGTGGTGCCGCTGGTCAACCGGCCGCGGCTGTCGCGGCGCGAGGGCCGCTCGCAGCTGCAGCGGGTCATCGGCCTGACCGACGCGGCCGCCCGGGCGTTGACGAACGCGCAGCTGGCCACGGAGATCATGGCGATCCCGCAGCGGTACGTGCTGGGCGCGTCCAAGGGCGATTTCATCGACAAGGACGGCAACGTCCTGACGACCTGGGAAGCCTATTTCGGCGCGATTTGGGCGCTGAAGAACGGCGACGCCAAGGTGGGCCAGTTCACCGCCGCCGACCTGTCCAACTTCAAGACGATCGTCGACCACTACGCCAGCCTGGTCGCGGGCGTTACTGGCCTGCCGATGCGCTACCTCGGCCAGGTCACCACGAACCCGCCGTCCGCGGAGGGCATTCGCGCCGACGAGTCGCGGATCATCAAGACGTGTGAGCGGTTCCAGAAGTGCGCGGAGGGCTCGTGGGAGCTGGCGATGCGGATCGCGCGCCGGATCCTGGACGGCAAGTGGGATCCGCGGCTGCTGCAGATGGAGACGCAGTGGCGTGATCCGGCCACTCCGACCCGCGCGCAGCAGGCCGACGCAGCGGTGAAGTTGGTCCAGGCGAAGATTCTGCCGGTCGAGGCCGCGTGGGAGGACCTCGGCTACTCGGCCGCGCGGCGTGCGAAGTTGCGCGAGCTGCGTGACGCCGAGTTGGCCGCCGACCCGGTCCGGGAGATCGCCGCCAACCTGGCCGGCGGCACCACGCCGCCGAACGTCGTCCCGGTCGCCGACGATGCCAACGCTGCCTGAGGTCGCCGCCGACCACGCGTCGTTTCGCCGCCGGCTGGCGATCGCGGTCGCCGATCAGGCTCGGAGCATGTGGTCGGACGTGGATCCGTCCCGCATCCAGCGGTCATGGTTGTCGTCGATCGCGCGCCTGCTGGTGCTGGTGGTCGGCGCTCAGCGTGTGGTCGCCGCTCAGGCCGACCAGTACCTGGACGCCGTCCTGACCGCGCAGCGGGTCGACCCCACTTCACAGGGCCGCGTGGCGTTCGAGGCGCTGTCCGGGGTCGCCTCGGACGGTCGGTCGCTGGAGACGCTGCTGTACCAGCCGGTCATCGCCACGCTGACCGGGATCCAGCGCGGTGGCGACGTCGAGCGATCGCTGGCCGGCGGTCAGGCGGTCCTGGACATGATCGTGCGCACGCAGGTCGCCGACGCGGGCCGCGGCGCCGACCTGGTCGCGATGACGGCTCGGCCGCAGGCCACCGGGTATGTCCGGATGCTGGTCGGCAAGTCGTGCTCTCGCTGCGTGATTCTGGCGGGACGTCGATATCGCTTCAACGAGGGATTCCTACGTCACCCAAGATGCTTGGTCGCGGGAACTGTCGTGTCAGGGCCGCCGTTGGCGGCGGCGACGATGCGGCGGTACGAGGGGGAACTCGTCGTCATCCGCACGGCCAGCGGAAAGCAGCTCACCGTCACCGGAAATCACCCAATACTGACGGATCGCGGATGGGTCCCGGCGCATCTGGTCGACGAGAGCCGCTACGTAGCCCGCAGCACCCTCGCCGGGGGTGCGCTCCCCGTTTCGGCACCAGACAAACGCCAGGTGCCAGCCCTGGTCGAGGACATATGGCGTGCGGGTCGCGTACTTGGGGTTGTCCGCGTGCCAACGACCCCCGAGGATTTCCACGGCGACGGGCTTCACGGCCAGGTCGACGTTGTATCGACCGACGGCATGTTGAGGGATCGGGTCGAAGCCTCGCTGGCTGAGCATGTGACAGAAGACTTGCTCGCCGTAGGAATCGAAGCGCTCGGACTCTCCTGCGGCGGCCGTCCGGGCCAGGCCCTGGCGTCGTTGGCGGTCGGCTTCGGTGGCGCGCAGGACCTTCCTGTACCTATTCGCCCGCTCCCGCTTTTGGGTGACCAAGTTGGTGTGTCGGTTGACCTGCGACTCGCTGGCGGTTCTCCGTTGGACACCAGCCTTGTCCAAGCGCAGGACGATGGTCCGTGGGGTAACGCCATGTCGGACGGCCAGGCTTTCGGCGCTCTCGCCCCCCACGTATGCATCGATGATGTCCCGCATGGGCAGGTGAAGGAATCGCTGCGATGGGATGCACCGGCGTCTGCGTTCACGGTTCAACACAGAGGGGCCCACGCCCGTGTCGGCCTTGATTTGCTCGATCGAATCGCCGGCCAAATAGCGCTCGATCGCGTCGTCCAGTCTCGCCGTTTCGGTTGGTCGGGGTATGTCTTCAATGTTAGCAGTTGCGAAGGATGGTATTCGGCAGACGGTATCGTAGTTTCAAACTGCGACTGCGTTCACGTGCCGGCACGTGAGGACTCGGCCGACGACATCCGCACCGACCCGAAGGCGTTCTTCGGCAGCCTCAACGCGGCCGAGCAGGACCGGGTGTTCACCAAGGCCGGCGCCGAGGCGATCCGCTCCGGCGCCGACATCGCGCAGGTAGTCAACGCGCGCCGCGGCATGCAGACCGCGACGATCGGCGGTCAGAGAGTCCTCGTCACGACCGAGGGCACCCGCCGGTCAGCACGCCGGGTGCGCCTCATGCCGGAACAGATTCTCAAGGTGTCGGGCGGCGACCGAGCGGAAGCCATCCGACTGCTGAAGCTTCACCGGTATCTCATCCCTTAGACCACCCTGGCGCGCAAGGCTCAGGGCTGACCCCGCAACGGAGTCACACGCATGAAGATCCACCTCCCGGCCTTCGGGCCGGACCTGCCCATTCACCCGTTCACCGGACTGACCGCCCTGGGACTGCGCCGCAACGGCGCCCCGATCTGGCCGGTCCGCGGCGGCGCCCCCGACGACGACCCGCCAGCTGATCCACCAGCCGACCCGCCGGACCCGGCCGCCGATCTCGGCGACGCCGGCAAGCAGGCGATCGACCGGATGAAGTCCGAGCGCAACGCGGCCCGCAACGAGCTGCGTGACGCGAGGGCCAAGCTGGCCACACTCGAGAAGGCCGAGCAGGACCGCGCCGACGCGGACAAGTCGGAGGCCGAGAAGCGCACCGCCGCCGAGCAGCGCGCCCAGGCCGCCGAGCTGCGGGCCACGAAGCTCGAGGTGGCGGGCGAGAAGGGCCTCACTCCGGCGCAGGCGAAGCGCCTTTTCGGGGCGACCCGCGAGGAACTCGAGGCGGACGCCGACGAGATCCTCCGCGACTTCCCGGCGGTCGCGGGCAAGCCCGCGGCAACACCTCGCCCCGATCCCTCGCAGGGTAGCCGAGGCGCGACCTCTGCGTCCGGCCGCGACGCGGGCGTGGCGGAAGCACGGAAACGGTTCGGCACCAAGCCGGCCGCCAGCTAGACCCAGATCCCTCGCCTGATGCCGGGGATGAACTGGCTGCCCCTCGTCTCAGGAAAGGAATCCGATGACGGACATCTCCGTAAGCACGACCGCCTACCAGGTCGAAAAGCGTTCGTGGCTGCTCAGCCCGCACGGCACTGAGCCCGGCACGAACCCGAGCATCACGCTCGACGTGTCGGCGTTCACCGCGAACGTGCACTACCC